GGTAACCGCCGAGGTTTGACAGGCGGCTGTTAATGCCCTCCGGGGACATTTCGGCAATAGCTGACAGAGCCCTATATCGCATATTGCCGCCGAGGGCTTTCATCATGTCGTCGACAACAATTGGCCGCAGCTCCAACATCTTCGGGAAGATGAGTATGCTGTTGACAAGCTTCTTAAACTGTTGTTCTGTTATGGTTCGCGGGTTCTTGTCATTGACTGCCACCTGTGATAGTTTGACAGTTTCTGTTTTCATTGTCATTTGTCGTTTTTATGTGTGAAATTATTTCTTGCCACAAATTTACGAAAATGATTATAATATAATCACTTTTTGAGCCAAAAATTATCTTTTTCGGGGTCAAAAGAGCCTAAAACGGCCGCTTTAAGCATTCCGAGCGTCCTTTGAGTGTACAGCATTTCGGGCGTTGTGCGGAACAGCCGCCACCCCATGAGTGAGGCCGTGTTGTACTTATCGACATCGCCGAGGAAGCCCTGTGGCCGTGTGTGCCGTCCCTGTGTCCACACTCCACCCTCCACCTCGAGGGCTATCTTATACTCGGGCAGAGCATAGTCGAACCGCCACAGCCGCTTCGGGTGAAAGCGGTATTCCTTGACACACAGGGCGTGGAGGTCAGTCTTGCAAAGGGTAGTGAACAAATCAGTTATTTGAGGCTGATTCGCCGCATGTCGCGTTTTCTTTTTGTTTGGCATAACTTATACGATTTAAAAGTTTCAAGGCCACAATGCGCTTTTATGGCCGTTCTGCGGTCTCCGTGAGTGACTATAACAGAGGCGAACCGTATTTTTCAGCCCGGCCGCCCCTGTGTCCGTCCCTATTCTAACAGGCTGTTAGAACGGTAGGTCGTCCTCTGAGGTGTCAATGATCGACGAGGCGTCAACCTGTCCCCCGACTTCCTGTTGGTGTGCCTCGATAGCATGGAGGCCGCCGAGGATAGGCAGCGCACGCTGCTCCTCCTCTGTCATCGCCTCCCGCTCGTCCTTGGGGAGGTTGGGCTTGATACAATGCGTGTCCCGGTACTTCGGCTCTCGCATTTCAATGGCCGTGAGGTTCAGATAACAGCCCTTCTCGCCAACGTACAGGCCTTGATGTTCCTCAACAGGAATGATGATACACTTCTTTGTTGCGGTCTTACCTTTAAGGTTCCGCAAGAACGCCCCCTGTATCTTCAAGAGGTCGATACTGATTGAAAAATTTGACATAGCTTTTAATATAAATTAGAAGTTTAACGTATTTGCGTTTAGCCCTTTTTCGGGCTGTCTGTGCCCCGTTCTTTTCGGTTTCGGTCAACCATACGACAAGCCGCCCGAAAGGCCGCTGTGCCCCTGTTTATGGCCTTTGTACGGCCGTCCTTTAACAGTCTCTTAATCAGCTTCGGAGGGAGCAGCGGGTTCTTACGAGGTTTTTTAGGAGAAAGCCCATCTGCTTCAGCAATGGGATGAATCCGTCTATTTAAGTTTCTGTTCATCTATGTATTTTTTAATTGTTTCTTCCGAAATATGTCCAACACTTTCGGTGTAGTACGAACGTGTCCACAATGTCGGTAATCTACTACGGAGATGTGGAAATTCTTCTCTCAGTTGATGCGATGTAAATCCTTTTAATTGTGCTGCTACGAGTGCCGGGGAATCAGAAGGAGTTGTCTTAACGAATATATGAACGTGGTCAGGCATCACTTCCATATTCTCTATTTCCCAACCGTTCTCTTCTGCTTTTTGTAATAACAATTCTTTCAAGCGTGTTTCAACCTCCCCGACAAGTACTTTTTTTCGATACTTGGGACACCATATAATGTGATATGCGAGATTGTACACGCAACCAGCGTTTGTTTTCCATCTTTTTTGCATTTTCTTATCAAAAAATTGGTTATTCAATTTATTCTTATTATCTTTGTGGCAAAGATATAAATTATTTCTAAATAATGCAAGCGTTCAAGTACAAAATATATAGAACAAAGCGAACAAAGCATATTGACGATATGCTTCGAGAGGCTGCGTTCACTTGGAATAAGGCTCTTGCTATGCAGAAACGATACTACGCATTGTTCGGAAAGTATATCAACAAGTATCGACTTCAAAAGTGGTTTGATAAGCGATACAAAAGACACTATCTTGGTAGCCAAGTTCGTCAAGAGATAATTGATAGACTTGATGCTGCCTATAATAGATTCTTCAAGAAACTTGCTCAAAGACCACCAAAGTTCAAGAAGGCTATTGACTTTGCTTCTATTGTGTACAAACAAGCAGGCTATAAGTTCTATGGTAACGAGTTGATACTTAACCGTAAATTTCGCTTTAAGTTCTCAAAGTCAAGAGAATACGAAGGGAATATCAAACGGGTAATAGTAAAGCGTTCAAGAGTAGGCGAATATTATCTCATCGTAGTAACAGATGCCCAACCGAGGGAATATCGAAAGACACACAATGGTGCATCGGTAGGAATTGACTTCGGATTGAAAATGTACCTCACGATGTCTGATGGTAGCGAATACTCTAACCCACTATTCTTGAAACAACATCTATCTGAGATTCGACAAAAATCTCGCAATCTTTCAAAATGTAAGAAAGGTAGTAACAACCGCAAGAAAAAACGAATCGAACTTGCAAGACTGCACGAAGATTTGCATAACAAACGGGAGGACTATCAATTCAAACTTGCTCACGAACTTTGTAAAAAGTATGACTATATCTTCATCGAGGATTTGTGTCTAACAGGAATGACAAAGATGTGGGGAAGAAAAATGAATGACCTTGCACATACCGCATTCATCGACAAACTCGAATATGTAGCATCAAAGTATGGGGTGGTCGTACACAAGATTGATAGATGGTACGCAAGTAGCAAAACTTGTGAATGTGGGTATGTAAACAAATCCCTACAACTGAGTGACCGAGAATGGATTTGCCCAAAATGCGGAAGCATCAATCATAGGGACTTGCTCGCTGCTAATAATATACTTCGGAAGGGCATTTCCGAATTGGAGAGTATGTGTAAGACTTCTTCGGAAGCATCATACGCTTGTATCCAAGAATCCCACTCGCTTTAGCAGTGGGAGTATGTCAACTTTAGTCATTGCCCACCTCCTCCCCGGCTGTGCTTTTGTCCGCGTCCGTGAAATGGATAGGCTTGTGGCCGTCTCTGCCCTCCTGTGGCTTGTCAGCCTGGAAGCCGATATATTCGACCCTCTCAAGGTTGAGCCGAACCACATGGCCGTCCTGTTTGTTTGTCAGTTTAGCGTTCTTTTTGAACGTGAGATCATCGTACAGCGTTGTCTCATACCGTGTGTACCCCTGTTTGATACACTGATCGTAGAGTTCGTAATACTCCTTTAACGCCATTCTGATGTCACTGTACACGGCTTTTGTCGTCGTGCCGTTGTCTCTGTTTGTCAACAGGTAGACTTGCTTTCGTCCGTCTTCCATAATAGCTTTGATTTTATTTGTTGATAAATGTATCGGATAATAGTTCTCGAGAACGTGGCCGGGGGTGACGTACAACCTGTCAGCGCGAAGAGAACCGACAACTGTCGGCCTAACACCTAACAGGGAACCGTGGAGGTGTCCCGGCTTGCCGCCCTTGTCGACAGGCAGCCACTTATATTCTGAATCCTTTTCCATAAAGGTCTATCCTTTTTTGTACCGCTGCCCGTCGCAGTTCCCGATATCGGTATATTCCCCGCCGATTTTCCCGCTGTTATAATCAAGAGCTCTTGAAAACAGCACACAGGTAGCCCGCACCGGGCAGCGGTTGTTTGTACAAAGTTCAATCCCCTGTGTCATATCCGCCAATGCGTTTTTATGCCCCACATAATGAGGTTGTAATAAAACACTATTGCGAACCATGCCCACCAAGCGACTACCGGGCTGATAACCCAATACCACGCCCAATCTATCACGCCGCACAACCATAGGAGGCCGAATACAACCTGTACATCGAAACAGAGCATTCCGAGCCACGTCAACAGGCAGCCGCCGCGTTGAATAATTCTCATATCTGTTATATCTGTTAGTTGTTAAACACCCAAGTTAGATTCCCGGTTCTGCTTTTGTCGATATCGGAGCTCGTCACGGCTTACCTCCGGCTTGTCAAAGTTCATTTGCCACCGTGTCGCGCTTAACTGTTGCATGAACGGACATATATGATTCTGAACGTTGAGGAAGCATAAGCGGTTTCCCGACACCTCGAGGACGTTCCGACACTGACAGCGGATAAACTCCACACCATGCGAAAACTCCTTTACCTCGACATAAGGGCAGCGAGCCTTGACATAGTCTTCAAGTCTTATTTGCCTCATCTCCCAAGATTATTATATTCCTCCTCGATACATTCCGTCTCGCGGTTGCAGCTGTTATAGAAATAACAGCCCACACAGGCCTCCTCGCCTAAATAGTCACTTTCTTTCCAAGGTTCTGTTGTCATAGTTTTTACCTCCTTTTATTTTACTCGTTTCCCAAGATGAATTATTGCCACTTCTTTGTCAGCGGGTGCGCCGTGTTTTACGACCCCTTTCCCGACTGAAATGGAAGCAATCTCGAATATCATTCTCGGCTCGTAACAATAGCCAAGACGGAACTCCACATATTTGAATGTTAGAGGAGTATACACAGCCCGGCCGAAGCGGACATAATGGAAGTCGGCAAACAGCCGTTTTATCCAATAGGGTTTCAGCTCCCTATATTCCTCTACCTTTTCGCCCGAAGCAATCATGTCATACCATTGCTTTTTCAAAACAAGGGTCAACGTCAAACGACGCATATAACTCTGTAATTTTCCCATATCTGTTATGTTGTTTAGTTAATGATTTGAATTACACTGTTAGAACGGGCAGTCGTCGCCCTCCTCCGGCTCGCCGAAAGGCATATTATCGAAGTCGAATTGCGCCGCTTCTGCCGCATCATGCTCGCGCGTGTGCCGCTGTTCCGTGAGGTGGTTAGAATTATCCCATACAGGGTCTTTGCCGTTGTAATACGGCACATAACGGCCGTTGTTAATGTTATATTTGAAGATCGCTGTCCCGACCTCTCCAAGATGTTTGAATTTCACCTTTTGAACATGAACCTCAACCGTTCCGTCAACCCTGTTTCGATGTACGACGATACCGAAATCTGCTTTATTGTAGAAGTTGGCCGAACCGCTGATGTCATAGAGTGTCGGAGCCTCGATAACGCCGTCTTTGTTCCGGGGCTGTTTCGTGGGGTGTGCCATAAGGATAACAAGAACGTCGTTCTGTTGTGCAAAGTTCTGTATCTTGTCAAGAACGTGGCTGATATAACGTGTCTCATTGAGCGAGCCCTGTTCGTCCTCAAGCCTGTTGAAAGGGTCGATAACAAGACACTTTATACCCCGCTTCCTAACAAGGAATTTGGCTTTTTCAAGGATCGTGTCGAGACGGAAGTCCTCCGGATATATGAAGCTGAAATCCGCCTGTAAGCGTTCCTTGGCTTCCCTGTATTCCTGTGGGCTGTATGACATCCTCTCGAACTTCTTTCCTGTGAACTTTTCGATCAGCTTCGCTGCATGATACTCGAGCGGGGCATTCTCCGGGCTGAAAAATGCGAAACGCCACCCATAGCGCATATTCAGCCGCTCGGCGATCTCGTCGATGAACTCCGATTTACCCGAGCCCGGAATACCTGTCACGACACACAGGCGTTTTGTCTCAAAGGAACAGAGCTTATCGAAATTCTCGTGCCCTATCGTGAATCCCTTTTGGAAACCGTGCTCTAACAGAGCGTCGAGGTTTTCTTCAAAGTCCTTAACAGTGAAAACACCGTCAACCTTTACCTCCGGGGCTTTCTGCAGAGCCTGTTCCAAGGCCTCTCGACCGTGTTTCTGCAAAAGCTCGTTTGCGTCCTTGCAGTCCTCGCCATAGTCAAGAACCCGGCAGCGTTCCGCACCGAACCTGTGTATCAGCTCATCACGGAGCAGCACACCCTTTGTATCAGTGTCCGAGGCGATGAATATCGTCTCCTTATCATCGAAGTAACCCTCAATGTAATCATCGAGATAGTCAAGGTTCGCATTCGCCCCGTTTGGAACGCTTATACAGTTTTTGTGGCCGATTTCAACGAAGGAAAGGCAATCCATCTCCCCCTCTGTGATGATACAGGTTTTACAGCCCTTTATGGCGTCGATGTTATAAGGGAGCAGCTCCGCCCCACTGACGAGCTTGAATTTCTTGTCTCCTGTGCGGAACTTCGTGTTAACGAGCTGTCCGTTTTTGTAGTAGTTGAACTGTACCGTGTTGGCCTGTCCGTTCTTCTGCGGCATCCACTCCATGCCCTCCGTGACTTTCATCGCCTGTAAGGTCTCGGCCGATATGCCTCGTTTCGCGAACCATGCCAACGCCCGCGGCTCCATAGGAACAACAGGCCGCGGTGCGGGTTTCCTGTACTCCTTGTGCTCATGGGTGTGCCGGACGCTCGTCCGTCGATAGCTGTATGTACGTTTATCCATGTCCTTTTCCCATTCCTCTTTTTCAGCGACACAGCCTTTCCAACCGCAGTAGTGGCACATGAACTCTCCTGTATCGCCGTTAATTGACAGGCTTTTGTCGCGGCGATCGTGGCGGTCTCTATGACACTGCGGGCAGTAAACCTTTCGGTTACCGTGAAACGCCCCATAAGGCGCGTCAATGCCGTATTTCTTCCAATTTAATATCATCTGCCTGTCCTCCTGTTATTGCATGATCCAATCCTCGCTGTCAGCGTTCCAACTGTACCGCTCCGAGGGGCGGGGCGGGGCTGATATAGGTATCGTGGCCTTGCCTGTTCCGTATGTCCGTCGGCCTGTGTCCGTGATATACTCGCCAACGCCGAGCTTCACTCCCGCCTGTTGACGCTGCTGTTTAACAGCCTGTTTGCCGCGGTTGTCGTCGTAATTACCCTCGAGGACTTTCACCCAGTTTGTCGGGTTCTCAAACAGCCAATCAAACGTGGCCGTCCAATTATGGTTATTCTCGCCCCGGAGGAAAGAGGATTGCTGTACCCTGTTGAAAAGGTCAGTCACGGTCTGCCGCCATACCTCGGGTGTCTTGCCGAACTCGTTGAGCCGGAGCTTTATCTTCTGTCGCCTGTTGTCATTGAGTTTCTTTACCTGTGGGAGTGTTGCCCCGCAAGTGTCATTCCACAGGCGGACAATATCCTCGTAAGGATATTGCTTTACTTTACTTTTCTTTACTTTACTTTCCTTTTCTTTGGAGGGTTCTTGTTCCGAAAACTCATCCTCAGCCTGTGTTTCCGGGGCGGAAACTATATCTGTGGCGGGTTTCTGTGACGGAAACACAGGTTTTTGAGGAATCTCGTCATGTCGTTTCGCATAAACCTGTGTGAGGTTGTTTACAAAGTTCTGTACCCAAATGATACGGTGCTGCTCCCATAACTCACGGTCTATCTTCAACAGGCCGACGAGCGTGTCCATGATCTCCTTTGCCGTCTCCTCGGCGACGTGTGTCTTGGCTAACAGGTACTCCCAATTCCCTGTCTCTGAACAATCGTAGGCGTGGCCGTCTGTATCCCCTAACAGCTCAAGGAGCTTAAACCAAAACGCATATCCGTCGTTCCCGAATTTGTTTTCGAGGATATACAGTGTCCGGCCGCCCTTGACAAAGTGCGGGAAATAATCAACTGTTTGTCTTTTAGGTCTTGCCATAATAAATCTATTTTCTAACAGTTAACAAGTCAACGGAGCGTGGCCACGATACTCTTCCGCAGCTTCTCGTTCCGAGAGTTCCATTCAAACGCCCTCATCATCCACTGCCTGTAACCGAGTGGGATATCAGAGATCCGTTCCCCTTTGTACTTTCCAAAAGGCATGATATCAATCGGCTGTGTCGCCTGTCTGTCCACGGCCTCCGTGTCCTCGTGTGTGTATTTCCCGATGTCATGGATAGGTATGCCGGATAACAGCCGCCCGCCTGTTCCGAACATTCGCCACATTCTGCCTTTCTCAAACACTATGTCCTCAACATGGCCGAAGCGTTCAACGTTGCCTCCGAGGTCGATAATAAGGCAGTCACGCTTGCCGGGGTCTATACGTGTGCCGCGGCCGACGATCTGATAATACAGCGTTACGGAGGCCGTGCTGATACCTAAAACAATTGCGTCGATACCTGTGTAATCGAAGCCTGTTGACAATATCCTCACGTTGAAAATAACCCGCAGCTCACCCGCCCGGAAACGGTTGATGATATCCGTTCTTTCGCTGTCCGGCATTCCGCTGTATAAAGCAGCCGAGTTCGGGTAACGTTCCGCCAACTCCTTTGCGTCATTAACAGAGGGCGCGAAAGCCAAAATATGCTTCCGTTCGGGGTGGCTGTCAAGGGCTTTAATTATTCCCTCCGTGCCTCCGTTCTCATCGAAAGCCCGCTGTACACTGTCCTCGGTGTATTCAGATTTAGAACTGTTGAAAACAAGCTCCGATCCATCGAACTGCGCCTGTTCATAACATAGGGGCGACCAATAGTGTTTTTCAACCATTTCCTGTACCTGTCCGACACAGATAATGTCCTTGAAGAAGTTGCCCTTTTTAGAGCGAGATGTCAGCATAACAAGCTTCGAGAACGTGTTGCCACTGATGTCCCTGTTCGTCTGTAGCTTAACAGGTGTTGCCGTTATCCCTAAAACGTGGGTTATTCCGCTGTCCTCAAGGAAATGTCCAAGCATACTGTCTTTCTCACGCGGATACATGTGCGCCTCGTCGATAAGCATCTTACGGAAGCCATAAGCCTTGAATTTCGCGCCGAGTGCCTTTATCGATCCTATAGTGGCGTAAGTGATAGGGGCTATCTCTTTTCGGCCGAAACTCGCACTGTAAATGCCCGCTTGCATACCGAGGCCTCCGCAGAGGTTGCAATATTTGAGGTAATTCTGTTCCAAGAGCTCCTTGGAGGGTTGCAGAACTAACAGGCGGTCGCCTGTGTTCTTTGCGACGTAGGCTGTTAGGATCGACTTTCCCCAAGCCGTTGGAAGAACTATAAGAGACGGCCGAGGCTTCTTCTCCTCGAAGAACTCTATCGCCCGTCGTATGGGTTCAACTTGATTATCACGTAAAGTTATCATCTCTTTGTACTAATAACTTAAAACAGGGCACGTCCGGGGTTGAGGGGTTACCGCGCATAACAGCGTGCGCCGGGGAGCTTCCGCCTGTCCCGCCCCTTTCCCGGAGTGTCCTGTCAATCGTATGAATGAAAAGAAAAAATTATCTGTGGCCTTATTCATCTTTGCGCTGTTATATCGGTGGTTCTGCAAATTTAATGATTATATTGTAATCACTTTTAAGAAAAGGCCGTTTTAACTTATTTAAGCAAGAGGCGGCGCGCCCCCTGTGTCTCAACCATGTATGGCTCGCAGAGGTCGGGGTGCTCCGTTTGGAACCGCTTATAATCAAACTTCTTGGAGGCTTTCGGGGCTTTCCATGTAGCTATCGTCTGCCCGCCATAGGTCAGAGCCTCGGCGTCGCCGAACCCGACCTTTATCGTGTCCTCGAGTTCCGCCTTATGGTCGTCCTGTTCCTTTGCGGCCGCTTTCAGCTTCTTCAACTTCTCGTAGGCCTCAAACACCTCGTCCGAACACTCGATGATCTTGCCGGGCGTGTGGCGGGTGTATTTCGTTATCACGTCGGCGGCTGTTGTCACAGGCGGCTCAACACACCCGAGTATATTGTCTTTCCAAAACTTGTCAACCTCCTCAACGAGCCACTGATAGAAGTCCGGCACGAACGCAATGTCCTTATAACCGAACTCCCGCCCGGCTGTCAGCCAAGCCAACGAGCCGTGGGTATATCCCGCAACGCCGAGCTGATACTGCACCTGGCAGAACCAGTGTTTGGGGAGGTCATCAGCGTCAATCGTCATTTGCGTTGTCTTGCATTCGAGGATTCCCTTTGAGGCAGCGTTATGGGGCTGATCACGCAGCCAAAACGTGCGGTCGGGCGATACCTGTAAGTACGGCCGCTCATTGTCACGGATAAGCCAATCACCCTGTGAACGCTTGATAACCTGTTGTCCCGTCTCGTCTTGCCAAAACAGGCTCACAGCGTCCTCGAGATAGTGCCCGGCCTTCATGGCGAAGTTCTCCTCCTTGGGAGGGTCGATACCTACCTTGCGACGCCATAGCTGATAGGGCGTCTCCCAAGGGTTGAGCCCTACGATTGT